AGACCCACCTCACCGGACTCCACGCTGACACGGATGGGCGTGTTCCTACCGAGCACCCCGTACGGCGACGTCGGATTCCTCGGGGAGAACCGCCCATTGCGGTTGTCCAGCGTCAGCTGACACCGCGCCGGGTCCGCCTGACTAGCCTCATCCGACCGCCCGCGCGTGATCTGGATGAGGTCGCGCCGCTGCACGTAGGAGGTGACGTCCGTCCACCCGTCGAGGTCCAGCTCGACCGTGATAGGCAGCACATCCTCAGGGATCATCAGCGGCCTCCCAGAGCAAGTTGGACGTTGCCACCACGGTCACGCACCGCTTTGCGGAGAACTTCTACCAGCAGGTCATCCAGCCGTGACCCACCGGAGCGGATCTCCAGCACCACCCGGCCACCACCGGCAGCGCTGGCAGCGGTCATCATCGCGGCGCTCTGACCAGCCGGGACCACGCTGGACCCGAACGGCAGCCGGACCAGTTCAGGGCCGCGCTCACCGGTCAGCGTCCACCCACCAGCAGGACCACCCGATGCGCGGCCGGACCGCGATTCCAACGCCGTATTGAAGGCTTCGGCGGCCCTGTTGAAAGCGACATCCTTGGCCTGCTTGGTGAGAATCTTCTTGACCTGGGAGGGGATGAGCCCCCATTTATCGGCGAGGGCCTGGGCTTCTTTCTTGGTGAGGCCCATGGCGCGGGCCATCTTGATGAACTCTGCCCTTTGCTCTTTCATCCGGTCGACGATCGCGCTGATGGGGCGTCCGAGGTCGGCCATCGCAAAAGTGGCCTCGTGCGCGGCCTGAGCGAGGTCGAGCAGCGCCGACCTGTTCTCGCGGCCTTTCTCCTTGTTGATGTTGAGCGTTTTGCCGTTCTTCTTCAGTGCCGCAGCGGCGCGGTCGAGCGCCGCCTCGTAGGAGATGAAAGCGTGGGCTTGGCCCATGACCAGGTCGGTGAAGCGGCGCATGCCCTCGCGGAGCGTGATGACGTCACGGAGGGTCTTGACGAGCTTCTCGATGGAGTTCGACAGCCTGCCCAGATCGCCGCCACCACCGCCACCAGGGCGGAACGCCATGCTGATCGACCCGAACCCACCGAGCATCGATCGCGTCTGACCAGCAGGGGTCACGGTAGACCCCACTGGGAGCCGGACCAGTTCAGGGCCCTGCTCGCCAACGAGAGCCGTCGCTGAGCCTGAGATGCCGCCGGTTTGCATCCCCCGCACACCGGCACCGATCCCGCCGATGATCCCGCCAGCAGCGTTGCGCGACATACCGAAACCGAACGTCTGCTCACGCTGAGCAGACAGGTGGATATCCCGCCGCGTGACCGTCACCGTCGTATGCACCGAGCGTGGCACAGCCAGCCAGGCCGCCGCCAGCTCACGCGCCTCCCGCGCCGTCAGCCCCGCCTGACGCGCCGCGCTGATCAGCTGAGACCGGTAGGTCCTGTAGGTCCTCGACACAGCGCCGAGCGACTGCCCCTCCCGCACCATCGCGGCGATGTGAGCCTGAGCGGCACGGGCGATGTCGCGTAGCGCGGCCCGGTTCTCGCGGCCCTTCTCGGTGGTGAGGGAGATGCCCTTGCCGTTCTCGCGGATGGATTTCGTCAGCCGGTCGAGCGCCTCTTGGTATTCGCTGGCGGCCTCGTCGGCGTCCAAGTGGACGCCGGAGAGGGCCTGCATCTCATCCTCGAGATCGTCGGCATTCAAGACGGTCTCAGCCAGCGACCCGCTCAGCGCGCGGAAGTCGCCAGCGGCGCGGATCGCAGCCTCAGCAGCCTCCCGCACCCCACCCGCGGTGTCCCGCATTCGCGCGTCGAATTCATCGAGCGCCTCAGTGGACACGCCGATGGAGCGCCAAAAGTCCGAGACGAATCGGCCGATGCCCCGGCCGACGTCCTCCAGCACACTGCCCGTGGTCTCCACCCGGCTGGTGAAGGCGTCCCATTCGTCAGCCAGGCGCTCTAGCACGGTGGCGGTGCCCTCGATGGCGTCAGCGGCGAACTCGAACACCGCCGCGATGTCCTCGGCGTTCTTCTCGGCGGTCCTGCCGAGGGTTTCAAAAGCGCGCTCAAGAGAGCCGAAGATCTGAGGGAACCGCCCGGAGATCGAGGCCAGTACGGCGGAAAAGCCCTGCTGTAATGGGCCGAAGGACTCTCCGAGGGAGGCTATGCCGTCCCCTAGGCGGCGGATGAAGGTGTCCACCGATGGGGCGACATTTTGGAAGAAGGAAGCGAGGGCGGGCCGAAGCCGGGTGAAGGTGGACCGGGCCACGTCAGCGGTACGGATCAGGGACAGCTCCAGCGGCCGGGCGATGTCCATCAGCTCGGCACGCAGATCACGGCCCAAAGCGGAGAAGGTGGTCCGGACCCGCTGAGACTGAGCAGCCGCTGCGACACCGATACCCGTAAGCACGCTGCCCACCGCACCCACCACCGCACTAGCAGCAGCACCAGCAGCAGGAGCAGCGGCCACAACCCCCCCGGCAATCGCGGCTCTGACGAGGGGGTCGATACTGGTGACGGAACGGGTGATGGAGCTGACGAACCCCTCGACGGTCTTACGTCCCCGCTCGGTGCCCTCCCGCAACCCCTTGTTGATGCCGTCGCCGAGGTCCTTACCGCCGTCCCTGCCGGTCTTGCGGAGGGTTTCCTGAGTCTCCCGGGCGAACGCCGTGGTTTTGGCCCGCGCGGCTGCTAGACCGGGGCCAGACCGGTCGGATGCCCGGATGACGATCTCGACCTCATTCGCGATCGTGTTCACCCCCCTCCATCAGGCCCGGGTCGGGTCCGGCTAGCTCCTCCAACCGCAACAGGCGCAATAGCCCCGCGTCCTCACGCATGAGCTGGCTGGGCAGGCAGCCGAACCGCTCGCACTGACGCAGAGTCCACCGCGCTTCGGTTAGCTCTGCGGGCTCGGTGACAGGACGTCCATCGGGATCGATCCCTCCGGGAACGGCGCGCCAGCGGAGGACGGCGTCTCTAAAGGGGCACTGACCCCGGCGACCGCGGCCGCCCACTGATCGAGTACCTCGCGCACGAACGTCGGGTCCTGATCGAGGAACGCCTCAGCCGTGCATGGCACCGGCTCGCCATCTTCGTCTTGGAGGTTCCAAGAGCGGATCAGGCTGCCGAACTCGCTGAGCAACTCCAGCGCAGCTTTCCGGCCGTCCTCGGTGTCTGTGTCGAGCTGGCCATCCAGCAGCGGCGCGAGATCGAGATACCGCCGGACGCTGATCCGCCGGACGCGGATCTCCAGCCCGGCGAATTCACCACCGGCCCATGTGAGCTTGACGGTGCGTGACCGCCGGTAGCCGCTCACGGCGTGTCCCAGGTCGGAACCGCGCCGTTCGCGAGGACCAGCGGCACCGACCACGTCAGCTCACCCGTCGCCGCGCGGGTGAGCGCGTAGTCCGTGGCGAGCATGGTCACCTGCGGCGTCGTGCCGAGCCGCTGACCGGAGACGACGAGCAGGATCTCCCGCGCCACCGACGTGGACGGCACGGTCTTGAAAACTTCATGGCTCGCGTTGCTGGCGTCGTTGAACACGCCGGTGAGCGTCATGCTCATGTCCGCCAGCAACAGCAGCCGCTCCATCGCCGACTTGTCGATGCCCGTCACGTCCTGAACCGCACGCGGAGTAGCGAACTCCAGGTTCGTCACGTCGTTGCGGATGTCCCTCAAGGTGCCGCTGCTGTCGTCCACACTGAGCGAAGTCCACCCCAACCCGGACTCTTTGGCCACAGCTCATCCCCTCCTTTGCTGATCAGCTATCCGCTGCTGGTGCTCGCCGAAATCCTCCACCCAGTCGGCTGGGCGCGTGTGCCGCCGGATGAGTCCGAGGTCGCGCCGCCAGTCACCGCCACGCACGAGGTAGACCTCCGGGCGCGTCCGATGCTCGGCGAAACACCGCTGGTACGGCTCGAAACGGAAGACGGTCAGCCCCTCGGCGGTGCGTATCTCCCGGAACGTCCGCCCGGACTGGTGCCGGATGTAGGCAGCCTGAGCCCGGCCCAACTCCGTGCCCTCATCCACGCGCGTCTCCCACCCATACCGCCACGCCAGACACCCAGCGTCCTCGCACGCGGTCTTCACCATCCGGTCCGCCGGGCTGATGATCCGGTACGTCTTGTACGCCGTCACCGGCCCGGCAGGCTCAACCCACTGGAGCCGCCTCATACGCCCGGCCTCTCACGCGGGCCCTTCGTGCGCGGACGCGACCCCGCCGACACGGTCTGCGGCTGCCGAGGCTGACGCTGGGGCGGGATCGCGGTAGCCGCAGGCTCCACCTTGAGGAACCCGGCCTTGGTGGTGGCATCGACCAGGCCCGCGCCATCAGCGACGTACGGTGTGCCCCGCTCGTCCCACGCCTCGACAGGCAGGGCGAGCACGCTGCTGCCGTCCTCGCCGGCGTAGAGGGCGACGGTGTGCGTGGTACACGCGGCAAGGGCCATCAGAAGGTCACCTCCGTCAAGTTGCGCACCACGACCACCAGGAAAGACACGCTGGTGAACCCGTCGCTGGTGGCCGTGACGACCCGTAGGTATCGCTCGACCGCCTGGTCACGGGCCGTCTGGATACGCTCCACGTACGGCGCGGCGGTCACCTGGGAGAACGCGCCACCCGTCACCGCCACGAAAGCGTCGCTGTTGCCGTCGTCGCTCGACTCCTCCAGCGAGATCGTGACGTCGTCGCCGTCGAAGTCGGTCACGAGCAGGTACGCCTGAAGCCCGAACGCGCTGGCCGCGCCGCCGTCGAGGCTGTCGCCGTCGGTGGCCTGCGTGTCGGTGCGGATGCCCGGCGTGGCTTGCACGCCCCACTCCAGGCCGTACGTGTTGCCCTCGGCGGTGACGGTGAACGTGAACGCGCCGTCAGCCGCACGGGAGCCGTCGTAGTTGACCTGCTTCGCGTTGAGGCACGCGGCCGGGGAGCCGAGCCCGGAGCCGCGCATGTACGCCAGCAGCACGTCCGCCGTCGGCAGCGCGGACAGCACCTCGTGCGCCCGGTCCGCCGAGGGGTTGAAGAACGCCGTGAACTCCAGCGACCCGTCACGGAGCCCGCCGATGCGCTCCATCGCCGACACGGTGATGCCGGTCACCTCCAGCGGAGCCGGGCCACCGCCGATCCGGCCCAGGGCGCTGATGTCGGCACCGAGGTCGTACCCGCCGATGATCAGGTTGTCGCCGAGCCCGGCCTGCTTCGCCATCATGATCATGCCTCCTGAGACCACAAATCGTTGAGCACGACAGGCAGGGTGATGTCCACGATCCGCATCAGCGCACCGTCCATCTGGACGTAGCCCGCCTGCGCTCGCAGCGGGATGCCGTGCGCCCCGAGCAGGTCGATTTCAGCCACTGCGCCGCCGAGATCGAAGTCTCCGGTGTAGGCCCGCATCAGCGCGTCGGTAGCGGTCACCATCGCCGGATCGATCGCGTCGACGGGCTGCTGCACGGCGCTGGCGTACAGGCGGACCGTGAACGCTAGCCTGGTCGACGTCGAGGCCAGCCCGCTCCGAGCCGGGACCGGCATGATGTCCTGTACCCACACGGCGGCGGTGAGCCCGTGACCTGGGGGATTGACCGACTCATGCTGGTTGACCCGCTCGAAGTAGCCCAGCCTCAGAGCGTGGGACACGATGCCATCGAGAATCGAAGCGATGTCGAGGCTCATCGCAGCCTCCGCACGTGATCTGCCACCACCGGGGCACAGATCGCGACGGCTTTACGCTCAAGCGCGCGGGCCACGCGGCGGAAGGTGAAGTAGCCCTTGAAGCGGGTGGCCGGGAAGTTCCGAGATCCGACGCCTTCCAGCCACGCCCCGTAGATGACCTTGCTGTCATGCAGCACGTGCACCGCACCAAACGACCTGTCCGCGATCCGCGACTGGTAGTAGCCGGTCGGGCGCCTGAGGACTCTGCCGAGGGTGAAGTGGATGTCACGACGCCCCTGCGCGGCGACCGCGCTCGCGCAATCCCCGGTGAGGTCACGCATGATGGCCGACGCTCGACGGTCGAAGAGCGGGCCGTCGATGTGCACGGTGACATGGACTTCGAGCACAGGGTCACACCCCCCGGATACGGGCCTTGCGCCCGTAGGCCCGGTAGAGGTCATCGAGGACCTCATCCACCGTCCGCCCGCGTATCTGGCGCTGGGTCTCCCCAGCGCCAGCGCTACGCCCGTATTCGGCCCGCTCTAGTCCCATCTGCCGGAGCGCTAGCGCGACCACGGCGTCCCTGACGAGCCCTGGGACGACGTGCCGGTACACCACCGCACCCGACGCGTGCGAGGCCAAGGACGTGCCGAGCTGGGCGCGGTCCACGCTCATCCCGGCGAGGTGGTAGACGTCCGCGCCGCTGGAGTGCGCTGCCAGGACACTGCCGTCCCATGCCCGCTTGACGATCAGCGTGTCGCCGGCGACGTCCACCACCAGCATCCGCTCACCGCCCACCAGGAGCACAGAGCCGGGGGCGAACGCCGACCCATCGGTCACGGTCACGTCCACATCGGCAGCGCTCGCGGTCAGCCCAGCGGCGAGGTCCTGACCGGAGTCGACCATCGACCGGCCGGTGACGATCAGACGCTCGTCGTCGATGCGGAGGATGTCGCCGACGCCGAGATCGGTCACGATCCACGTCACACTCGCGGTGTCTGTGGGGTCGGCATCGAGGTCATCGGTCAGCGTGCCGATGTGCTCTTCGTCCGCCGTGTAGCCCCAGGTGCCGGTGATGGCGATGGCCTGCTGGTGGCTGTCGCCGCTGGAGAACGCGGACGGGGAGTCGAGGGAGACTTCGACCCGGGTGTACGGTGGCCCGCCGGTCGGGTACAGCAGGACGTCAGCCGGGTCGATGGTGACCCCGCCCGCTACCAGCGACGTCAGCGAGATCAGCTCGTGCCCGTCGAGCCACAGCCGCCACGACCGGGACCGGTTGGGGGAGGGCCAGTCGAATCGGTGCGTCCCCGTCCACGGGTAGAAGATCCTGTGGCACAGGCCCTCGACATTCCTGCTGGCCGCATCGATAGCGCGGTCGACCTGCGCATCCGACCGCGCTGTTTCCTTGATATCCAGCGCAGCCTTCACCATCTCGCGTGAGACATACCAGGGCTGCGCCATGGCGGCAGATTACCCCTGGCAGTCGCACCCGCTCCTGAGCCGACACTCAGGAGATCCGCCCATCGACAGCCGGACCCGGGGCAGGCCCCACACCTCCTGTCGTCGCCCCGCTCGGTCCCATGCCACCCGGCACACCCACGCCACCTCGAGGGCCACCACCGCCCGCCATCACTCACCCCCGGCCTTGACCTCCGCCGACGCCTTAGCGGTCAGCCCCAGCGCCAGCGTCGGCCCCTCAGCCGGACCAGACGTATCCGTCGAACCGGCAGTAGAGCTCCCCCGACGGCCCCCGCCGGAGCGGCTCCCCGTCGTTCGGGCACGCTTCCGGGGGCCGCTGCTGCTCGTCTCGGGCGAGGTCTCGGGCTTCTCGGCTGATGTCTCCGAGCTGCTCCCAGCTGATGGCTGATCGCCTCCTTCCGGATCCCTGTGCGAGCCCTCCAGCAC